CGTCATGCAATATGCAGAGCTGAAGAACAGGCTCGCCCTGATCCGACAGGTGGCACGGCATGGCCTACGTAAGTCACCGCGCTCCAAGCTTAAACACCAGATGCAATTCATCGCGGAGATGGCTGATGTCTAGGCGTCCTGATTGGATGGAGAAGCGAAAGGACTTCGCGCCCAGTGTGAAGCAGGCGGTGCGTGAGCGTGCCAATTATATATGTGAATACCCCGGCTGCGAGAACAGCGCCGTGGATGTGGACCACATTGTACCGGAGGGGCTTGGCGGCCCCTCCACTTACGAGAACGCCCAGCTCCTCTGCACAGGATGTCACGCCCGAAAAACCAAGCTTGATAGCAAGCTGATGGTCAAGGCTGACAAGCAGGGTGGTCGCATCGGCCAGTATGCCCGGCGCAAGAAGCGGGGTGGCTCCAGTATTCCAGCCAAAAAAAATGCGTGGCCCCCGAAGGGGTCACGCAAGATTAAGAGCCGGGGCTTTAATTAATAAAGGTCGTACTCGTCACGCTCATAGCGCATCTGATGCACATGCTCGTAGTGCTCGCGAAGGCGTCGGTCGTCATACTGATCCCGCACCTTCTCCAGTTTGCGACGTTCCTCATAGTTTTCGTCGGTGTCTGGAATGGTGTCGAGCAATGCGTCGAGCGCACGGACGGCTGTGTATGCGTCTAGATCAAACATGATTATTCTCCTGTGTTGAGGATGCTTCGGATGGTGTCGTGCAGGTTAAGCTTGCTGCAATAATCAGCGTCGCCAATTTGCTCCGCTTCGTCATTGGGTGCGGTGACTCGATACACGGTCCAAAGTGTGATGGATGGGTCGTAAAAATACCGCACCCAGTTGTCGCGTCCGTTGTGATGGTAATAGGTGTTCATGGTTGGTCTCCTTTTATTGACAATCTATGCGGTGCTTCACGCACCATGCCGCCAATTTAAAATACCGTGGCAGTTCGGGATTATGTTGGTGCTTCAGGTAGGTCATGCGAGACATGCCGATCCTTTCCGCCATTTCCTTTTTGGAAAGCTTCGGCATTGTCTCGCCGCGAAACTGTTCGAGGGTTTTATTTATCATCGTGTCAGGTGATCCATTATATAATCATAAGCCCATTGAATCTCGTCGCTGGATTGGTCGAACCGATAAGCGCACACCATGTCTACGCTCTGCTCCAGTCCCTCACGGGACATGTCAATGTGTCCGGCACTCTTGATCAGGGTAAACCCTGAAACAATGTCGCTCAGTTCACGCCTGTTCATTGCGACAAAGCGCTCCTTCTCCACCTCATCAAGGTGGGCTTGTAATTCATGAAAGCTTATCCGCTCATTATGCATAGCCATGGTTGGTCTCCTTTTCTGGCATTACTAAGAGTAAAGATATGGACAGGGGGTGTCAACCCCCCGCCTCTTATCGCAAGCCAATGTCCGTAAGCAGATGATGAAGCTCAACAGTGAAATCATCCAAGCCTACGTTATCTATAAACTGAGCGCTTGCCTTATCGGTGCCCCAGTACCCTTCAACCTCTCCGGTGCGTGTGTTTATATATATATTAGGTCCACCGAAGGTCATCAGCATTCGGGCGCCTAGCAATGTGCCATTGCTGTCCACCGTATATTCTATGTCGAGCATTTCATGCTCTCCATGCCAGTCTTCAGGTGGATAGGTGATGGTGAGCGCAAGCTCCTTGCACATGTCCAATAGTTCGTTTTCAATTTCGGTTGCCATGGTTGGTCTCCTTTGTGTTGGCACCCCAAAACCCCGCCAGCTATGCTGGTCGGGGCAGGGGCCTATTGGCGGGGTGGTTAGTAGACTGGGGTTTCTTCGCTATCAAGGCGGTCAATTCTGCATCCGCAAATAACGTCTCCAGTTTTAAGCGAACCTCCTTTGATGTTTTTGAAGGCGGTCCTGATTTTCTCGGCCTTTGTGCCAGTGGCCTCCGCAAACTGGCGGATGCTGGTCATCTCGGCATCGGCGAAGATGGTGTATGCGATATATTCCTTTGTGTTGAATTTGATTTGGTCCCAGCCCTGCATCGCTAGCTTGTAAGCTAGCAACACAGCGCTCCGTCTCGGCAGCACATGCAGCTCGTCAGTGGCGTACTCACGGGCAGCCTGCATGGCAGCGTTTTTGTCGGCTGACATTTCATAGCTATCCAAGGCAGCCTGTGCCATGAGATGAATCTCATGATCGGTGATGAATCGTTTCGCAAGCGTCATGATATATAATCCTTGTGGTCGAGATGCAGGGTTGTCAGGTTGTATTCAGCCAGCATGGCTGTCCCCATTGCTGTGTCATAGACACTGCACCAGTGGTTGCCGAGATATTCGACAGCGAAGCTGCGAGCGTCGGCCTCCGTCTCCGCCTGAATGACGGCTAGGTAGGGGGCGAAGGGGCTGTCACACCCGAATGATATATAATAAATACCCATAGGTTGGTCTCCTCTGTGTGACCTGTCTCATCAGTGCCGGTAGGTCAGGTCCGGCAGACGCCCCCCCTAGAAGGGGGGACGTTTCGACTAGTACGGGTGACGGACGACAAGCTGTCCATCTACGATGGAGCCAGTCGCAGGCTCCGGTGCTGGTTGCTCCGTAGGAGCAGGGGCAGCCTGAAGGCGCTGCAATTGTGCGGTCGCCTCCATGATGATTTTAATTAACGCGGCAGGGTCCTGCTGCGCTTCGGCTTTAGCCTTGGACTCTGCGGCCTCGGCCTCTCGCCGGGCTGCATCCTCACGGACTTGGTCAAGCCATGAGTCATACTCATCCTTGTATGCTTCGACCTGCCGAATTGCTTCAGCAATTGCACTGCTAGCATTGGACGCCTCATCCATGAGGGACTCAGCCTCCGAGTACAGGCGGTCCGCCATGCCTTCGGCATCATTCAGCTCGCTCAGAACGCTGTCGAAGTCGAACATGTCAAGGTTATCAAGATTAGTCATTGCGTTGGTCCTTTCGTCGCTGTTGACCCCATCCATTGTCCAGATGTGGACACCAATGTCAACCCCCTAGGGGGTTGGGGTTGACTGGTTGTGTTCACCCTAAAGGGTGGATTCCTGCAATTTTTTTTCACCCTCTTCGAGGGTGTCATAGATGATGACGTCCACCACCATCCCGCCTTGCACTCCCGGCTCAAACCAATAGTCGCAAGTCCATGAAAAATAATCCTCGCTCACCACATCCATTAGGCGGTGACCTATGATGGAATCTATATAATCCGCTTCGCCTTCGGCGAGACCGCAGGGATCAGCGTTATATATATAGTTCAGCCAAAAGGCTGGAATCACATCTTCTCGTGGAATAAATTTAGTCATGATATATCTCCGTGTGTTGGTGCCTCTCGGCACCCCGAAACCCCGCTGCGGCGAACCGAGCGGGGCAGGGGCCTATTGGCTAGGGTGTTATGCCTTTAGGCATAAACGCTGGTCCAGCCTGACAGATCAACGCTGGAAGCGTTGTCATAGACACTGGTCCAGCCAGAGAGGTCTACGACCTCCTCCGGCTCGTCATCCTCGAAGGCCAGCAGCATGTCGCTAGCTTTGCTAGCAAGGGCAGCGGCCCGGAAGATTGCCTTTTCATCGTTCTTAAGAACGCTGACCCAGCTCTTGATATAAGCGGTGTGGCGGGTGCTGTACTCCAGACCGATGCCACCACAGCTAAAAGCTGAACCCATTTCGGCAACCAGTTCCTCAAAGGCGTAGTCTTTGTCGCCGAAGCGACGGCCTTTGACCCGGTTCAGACGGTGCTCTGCACCGGTCCAGTGGACCAGTTCATGCATGGCGACCCGGTAGTAATCCTCCGGATTGTCATACTGAGCGATTGTCGGGACGACAATGAAGTCACCCTGACGGTTATAGTAGGCTTCGTCAGAGCCAAGCTCTGCACGGAAGTCTGCATTGCTGTTAGCAATGATAGACTCAGCCCGACGATTGGTCTCAGCAGCGGGAAGAGGCTTTGCCTCTGGTGCACTGACACCAAGCTGATCGATGTTCCAAACCCAGTAGGGCTTGATGATCCAAATTTTCTTTGGATCACGATCCTCAGCCTCGGCAGCTTGTTGCTCCTCCGGAGTAACAATCTGGGTGTTGAAGACGATCATCGTACCACCTTTAGGTGGTTTGATGCCCAGCTCCGAGGCTTGCTTGTAGGTCATCCACCGATTGGTGGAATAACCGTTGGCATTGGCAGCACTCCAGAGGAGTAGGACGTTGATGCCGTTGTACTGCCGTCCTGTAACATGGTTACAGGGAAGGTTGGAGAAGCCAGCCATGGAGTTCCATGGCTTGTCCCATGGCAGGGTGCCGGTTGAATTGATACCATCTACGATGGCATCAGTGATCTGACGGCGAAGTGTTGCTTTAGCAATAGTCATGTCGGTTGGTCCTTTCGTTTTGCCGAGTTGACCCCATCGATTGTCCACATTTAGACAACCGAGTCAACCCCTATGGGGTTGGTGACGGGGGTTTCGGCTACCCTAAAGGGTAAAAAAATTGGCATTTGTTGACTGGAAAGGGGAATACCCGTAGGGTAAAAAAATGCAGTGCCATCGAATTACACGGAGTGTAAAAAAATGCTGACCATCGAAACCGTCGAGGAATACCGGGTTGTCAAAGACAACGATCTGAAGGCTGTCTTCGACAGTCGTGATGAAGCGGAGGCTTATGTAAGGGGCTATGAGGAGGCCGCACAGGCTGTTTTCGACCGTGAACAAGCTTCGCTTGAAAGTGAAACTGATGCAGCGCCCGAGGAAAGCCTCAGCTACGCTGAACCGGATGAGGTGTTCGAAGATACAGAGCCGCTGGATAACGGAGTTATAGAGGCCCTCTGATCATGACCAAAGCCTTGACCCACAAGCAAGAACAGTTTGCTTTAGCAATCGTCGAAGGTGCCACGGCATCGGAAGCTTATAGGGCAGCATATAATGCTGAGAGCATGGCGGAAACAACCGTCTGGAGAGAGGCATCTAGACTAATGTCTAACCACAAGGTGGCCACTAGGGTCAGTCAGCTAAAAGCTGTACTGGATGAAAAGCATTTGTGGACTCGTGAACAGTCGGTCCGAAAGCTTGTGCAAATACTGGATGAATCCAGTCCACGCGAACAGATAAACGCTATCAAAGAACTAAATTCCATGCACGGCTGGAAAGCCCCAACCAAGCATGAAGGGGAGTTGAGCCTTACAGTCTCAACCGGAGTGCCAAGCCGTGGAGATTAATCTCGGATATTATCCGAGGGAATGGCAGGCCGAATGTCATCAGAGTCTAGAACGCTTTAGCGTCCTAGCCCTGCATCGCCGAGCCGGGAAAACCGAGCTGGCCATCATGGAGCTGATCAACAGAGCACTATCTACCAAGCTAGATAGAGCTCTGTACGTGTATGCTGCGCCTTTGCTGAAGCAGGCCAAGCTCATAGCTTGGTCCCGATTGAAGGACAGGCTAAAGCCTCTTCGGAATGTCAACGCTGTCATTGTAAATGAATCTGAATTGGCAGTGGAGTTCAAGCACAACGGAGCCATTATCAGGGTCTACGGTTGTGATAATCCCGACGCTATGCGTGGCGTCAGGCTTGACGGCGCTGTCATTGATGAAACTGGACAGATCAAACCGGAGGTTTGGACAGATATAATACAGCCAGCCCTTTCCGACAGAAAGGGATGGGCGCTGTTCATCGGAACCCCGGCAGGTGTAAACCTGTTCAGTGAACTGTTCTTCAAAGCCCAGTCTCTACCAGACTGGATGGGCCGTCGCTACACAGTGTATGACACGGATGCACTAGACCCTGACGAAGTCAGCAGGTTGCAACGGGACATGGCCGAGTCGAGCTTTGCCAGAGAGTATCTCTGCGACTTTTCGGCGGCTGGCGACGACCAGCTGATCAGTCTTTCTGACGTGATGGGGGGGGCATCCCGCGAGCTGGCCGCCGCGTCATATAACTGGTCACCTAGAATTTTTGGTGTGGACCCCGCGAGGTTTGGTGGTGACAGGAGTGTTATCTTTCCGCGTCAGGGATTGAAGGCTGGTGAGCCTATAGTGATACAGGGTATTGATAATATGGCTTTGGCTGATCGTGTATCTGCTGAGGCTAAGGCTTGGGATGTTGACACGATATTTGTTGACGCTGGAGCTGGTGCGGGTGTGATTGACCGTTTGCGTCAGATTGGTGTGGACTGTGTGGAGGTACCTTTTGCTGGTCGTCCTATTGATCCTCAGTACAAGAACAAGCGTGTTGAGATGTGGTCATTGATGGCGGATTGGTTACGGGAGGGCAGTATACCAGATGTGCCTGCATTGAAGCAAGATTTGAGTACGCCTCGTTATAGTTTTGATGCGAATGGCAAGAAGGTTTTGGAGAGCAAGGACAGCATTCGTGCTCGTGGGTTGCCTAGTCCTGATTTGGGTGATGCGTTGGCGTTGACGTTTGCGTTGCCTGTTGCGGCTCGGACGGAAAAGCAGGCTTGGGTTGAGCAGTATAGCACAAGGGGTGGGAAAGAGTACGACCCATTTGATTTTTTATGATTGATTTTCGCCTGATCCGTTTCAGTGATCATTTGGATGCCCTTGATCAGATGCTGTATGAGCATTGGATTGAGATGGGGAGGCACCGGGATGAGGCTCCATTAGACCCCGACTATATTTGTGCAGCTCAACTGCAAGATAGTGAACATTTATTTACAGTCGGCGCGTTTGATGACGATGAAATGATTGGTTACAGCGTTAATATACTGACGCCAATGTTGCACAGCCGGGATACGTTGGCGGCTCAGAACGCGGTTTTGTGGTTACGTCCGGAGTACCGCAAGGGGTTTACGGGTGTTCGGTTGATTCAGTTTACAGAGGCGATGGCAAAGGGGATGGGTTGTAGAATTTTGTTACTGTCAGCCCGTCCGGATACAGTGATGTTTGAGTTATTGCCCAAATTGAAATATGACGTTCACGAAACTGTTTATTCGAGGGTACTGTAATGGGTGAACCGATGACATGGCTGGCGATTGCATCGGCGGCGAGTGCTGGTACTAGCGTAATACAAGGTCAGCAACAGATGCGTGCTCAGAAGCGTGCCGGTCGTCAGGCTCAGAGGCAGGCAGAGGCAGCGCAACGTCAGCAGCAGCGCGAGTTTAACGCGGCTAATCAGAAAGCACCAGATGTTGCAGCGCTGATGAAGCGCAATCGTCAAATGGCTCGTGGGGGTATAAGCGGGACGTATCTGACTGGACCGGCGGGAACGCAGCCGGGGCCGGGAATGTTGGGTCGAACAACACTGTTGGGGAGCTAGATGCCGTCACATCGAGATCAAATCAAATCGCGTTGGTCTCGTTTGCAGACCGAACGATCTAGCTGGCGTCAGCATTGGCGGGAAATCAGTGATTACCTGATCCCTGAAAACAGCCGGTTTTATGTTACCGACAGGAACAAGGGCCGCCGTCGCCACAATGCTACGATAGATTCGACGGGTCATTTTTCGTTGACGGTATTGGCCGCTGGCATGATGGCAGGCATGTCGTCTCCGGCCAGACCATGGTTTAGATTGACCCTGCCTGATCCTGAAATGGCTGAATCCTCAGCGGTAAAAGCGTGGCTGGCCGATACACAGCGGCGTATGCTGACCGTGTTTTCTAGGTCAAACACATATCGGGTTTTACACTCGCTATATATGGACTTGGGCGCGTATGGCACCGGCTGCGTCATGATGATGGACGACGCCAAGACCGTTATCGACCACTATCAAAGCCCCATTGGCGAATTTGCACTGGCAACAGATTACCGTGGGCGGGTCAATACAGCCTACAGGGAGTTTGAACGCACTGTTGCAGAGCTGGTTGGGGAGTTTGGTTACGAGAATTGCAGCCGAACAGTCCAGAACATGCACGACAGAGGCAATCTGGATGAGTGGATCAGGATTGTACACGCCATTGAACCGCGTGTTGACCGTGATCCACGAATGAAGGACGCCAAAAACAAGGCATTTGCCAGCGTTTATTTTGAATTAGGCTACGACGAAGGCGAAAATAAGGTGCTGCGCGAAAGCGGGTTCGACGAGTTTCCCGTCATGGCCCCCAGATGGCACCAGCTTCCCGGCAATGTGTACGGACACAGCCCCGGCATGATTGGATTGGGGGACATTAAACAGCTCCAGCACCTGCAATTGCGTAAATCAAACGCCATTGACGCCAAAACCAAGCCTGCATTGCAGGTTCCATCCGCCATGCGGTCCCGCGAAATAGATTGGCGCCCCGGTGGGATTACATATGTGGACATGGTGGGGCAGCAGAACGCAATTCAGCCGCTGTATAACGTGCCAATCGACCTGAACCACCTGCTGATGGACATTCAGGACGTTCGTCAGCGCATCCAGTCGGTATTCCATGCCGATATGTTCCTGATGTTGGCGAATGGCGACACGTCACGCATGACGGCCACAGAGGTTGCGGCTCGTAACGAAGAAAAAATGCTGATGATCGGGCCAGTATTGGAACGGTTGCAAAATGAATTGCTCAAGCCGCTGGTCGATACGACATTCGTCAAGATGATACAGGCAAATGCCGTAGCTATGCCACCGCCTGAATTGCAGGGCATGAGTCTGGACGTTGAATTTGTCAGCGTGCTTGCACAGGCGCAGCGTGCGGTAGGTGTGAACAGCATTGACCGGTACATGAACAGCATTGGCATGGTCGCTCAAATGCGCCCAGAGGTATTGGACAAGGTTGACGTTGATAGCTGGGCAGATGCCTACGGAGATATGCTAGGCGTCGATCCAGACCTAATCGTTCCAACCGATCAAGTCGTCATGATCAGGCAGCAGCGTGCCGAACAACAAGCACAGCAGCAGCAAATGGAACAGGCAGCACAAATGGCGCAGGCCGGTGCCAATCTTGGCAAGGTCCGCACTGATCAGCCAAACGCTGCATCCGACATTCTGAATATGGTTTCAGGATACCAAACCCCAGCCGCAACGGAGCTTTGACATGGCGTACAAATCTGGAAAGAGCATGATGGCAAAAAAGAAACCGTCAAAAAACGGGCCGGGCAAACGCAGACGAGCCCGTGAGCGCATGCGAACACAGAAGATGAAAAAATAATGCCTGCCAAGAAAGACCCAAGATTGGCAAGGGCGGGGGTGTCTGGGTACAACAAACCCAAGCGCACCCCCAGCCACAAGACCAAGAGCCACGTTGTGGTCGCCAAGTCCGGCAGCCAAGTGAAGACAATCCGCTTTGGTCAGCAGGGCAAGAAGGGGTCACCGGACGGCACCAAGCGTAACAAGTCATTCAAAGCCAGACACGCCAAGAACATCGCAAAGGGCAAGATGAGCGCAGCGTACTGGGCAAACAAGGTGAAATGGTAATGCCGAAGAAGGGTCTGTACGCGAACATTCACGCCAAGCGCAAGCGGATCAAGGCTGGCAGTGGTGAGAAGATGAGGAAGCCGGGAAGCAAGGGCGCACCTACGGCCAAAGCATTTCGCCAGTCTGCCAAAACCGCCAAGAAGAAACGCAAATGAAATTCGATCCGTTTGACATAACCGCTATTCAGGCAATGGAGGCTGAAGGCCACCATGAGGCCGCCCTGCGTGCCAAGCAGACAGCCGAAAACTGGATGTGGATTACCAGCAGCAAACGTGGACGCGCAATCCTGCGCGAGATTTTGAACCGGTGCGGAGTATACAGCTCAAGCTTTACAGGTAATAGCGAAACATTTTTCCGCGAAGGCCAAAGAAACGTCGGTCTTTACGTGTTAAAACAAATACAGGAAAATGCCCCAGAGCATTATTTGGAAATGGTGAAGGAAACACAAAATGCTTGAAGACACTGAACAGGTTCAGGCCGCAGAGGCCACACAGGACACGCTGATAACTGCCGAAGATAACACCGAGGGTAGCCAGTCAGACGTGCAGGAGACACCCGTCTCCGAACAGCAGGAGGCAGAGACGGCTGCATCGGAGGATAACCAAGCCTCTGAAGACGCGGTTGCCAATGTTCCAGAAAACTATGAGTTCACATTGCCGGAGGGCGTCACGATTGATGACAGCACCATGGGCGATCTGAAATCATTGTCGAAGGAGCTTGGCCTGTCACAAGAGCAAGCGCAAAAAATTGCTGACCTAGGTGTGCAACAAAACGAACGCTGGGCACAGCAGCAGTTAGAGTACGCCATGCAAGCCCGTGAAGAATGGGCAACGCAGGTTAAAGCTGACAAGGAGCTTGGAGGCCCTGCCTTCGATGAAAGCATTGCGTCAGCCAGCAGGGCAATCAAAGAGTTTGGTTCGCCAGAGCTTGTAAACCTGTTGAATGAAACAGGACTAGGCAATCACCCCGAGGTGATCCGTGCGTTCTATAAAGTCGGAAAGATGATTGAAGACGATAAGATCGTGCCGGGTGGTCGTAACAGTAACGAGCCACTCGATGCCGCAAAGCGCCTGTATAACAATTCTGATCTAGCATAGGAAAGCAAATAAATGGCTACTCTCTCAGCTATTAACCCAACGCTGGTGGATGTCACCAAGCGTCTGGACCCGGATGGTCGCATCGACACGATTGCGGAAATCCTCACCGAGACCAATGAAATCCTTCAGGATATGACCATGATGGAAGGTAACCTGCCTACAGGTCACC